AGAAAGAATTGAAACTGATCCTGATGGCTTAACAGTTGTTACACGAATTGATTCACGAACACATAGCCATTCTGAATACTGGTGGTCATAGTGACGGATCTTATTGTATCCCTCATCCATCCACTCACGAACAGTTGGCAAACCCTTTTGATCTGCAAATGATGCAATACCAGTAAGTGATGTGCCAATACGACGGTTGCGTTGCATAATACCGTTTGTTTGTGGCCAATGTGTTGGAACAAGAGTTACGGTCTTTCCATAAAGGTATGCAAACTTTAGGGTACGCAGGAAGTCCTCCTTAGATTCATGACGATTTAAGTGCACCTCTACAAGTGTACATAGTTCGTATGATTCCAATGGCTGCTCCGCACATGGGTTAAATCCCATCACACGATAATCCTTACCGTCTGGCGCATCCTTTAGTCGTCCATAATTACGAGCAACATCAAGCCAGATAAAACCTGGTTCTCCGTTTTCCGTAATTAAATCTACATAGTCTTCGTACTTTGTTCCTACTTCTGCTGAAATAGAATTATTAGACATCCATGCCCACCCTGGATTTTCTGGATCAAAAGAGTTTCGTTCTGGAAATGACTCAGAGTTCTTTAAATTCATAAACACATCATCTCCAGCACTACCCAAAGCAAGGGTTGCTGATCTTCTAACATTTCCTGAAACCACACAAGTACCAATAAGGTTTACAAGGTCTACGATGGCACGAGAGTCTAGGGTCTCTCCAGCCCTAGAGCCTATCACACGGTCTATTTGGTTGTGCAACCTGATAAGGGGTGCAGGACCTGACGCAACCCCGCCAAAACCCTTTATAGGGGCTCCTAGGGGCCTAATTAGGTCATAGTTAAACTTCTGGATGTTCTGGTTTGGCCTGAGATATGAATTAATCAAAACTCTCACTGACTCTACCCATCCCTCACGAGTATCAGGTATTTCAAAAACTTGCTCTGGTTCTGTTGGGGCGTAAATAGAGAAATTCTTATCCCGTCCCACTGTATCAAACCCTACGCCAATGCCAAGCATAAGGGCATCCATAACCCAAGCAAACAATGCTCCTGGATCATTTTTGTCAAGGTCTTTCGTTGATACCATTGCACAGTTTTGTAATGCTGCTGAGTTTTTCTTTTCCATGGTCATAGGGGTTCCAAATGCCCACATGCCACGACCTGGTGGTGTCCACTTTAAATTAAACATTCTGTCGTATGCTTCTTGTGCTGACTTCTGAGCCTTATAGTCATTCCATGGCAAACGGTTTTCTTTGGCATGGTTCTTTTGAACTGAATACATCCCCTCGATTACACGACGACAAACTTCGTGCCATCTTTCTTTAGTTCCATCTTCCTTCATCCTAGAATAAGTACGAATAAAAGTAATTTCTCCAAGTGAATTTTCTGCTGCATCTTTAAATCCAAATGGGCTTTCAACTTTTATATACTTTTCTACAAAGTCTTCTGGAAGCCTAAAACTAAAAAAATCTGACATAATGTGTATCGTCCTTTCAAAAACGGAATAAGTGTTAAGTATAGCAGTGTTTTGCAAAAAGCAAAACTCTCCCCTAAAGTTGTAGTTAAGAGTTAATAAAAACTATTTTATAAAAGATTAATGAATCCAGTGCTGTGGAACCATAATCTTTTCGCCACTTTTTACTAGGTGTGCGGTGTGATGATATGGTGGTGATGGAGGGAAAACAATTATACTTCCAGCCTTGGGCTTTACATAAAAGTTATAGTTTCCTCTAGTTTTAGCATCATCAAAATCTGGTTCTGGGCTAGGTTGAGTTAGTACTCCTTCTGGAGAAGCAATTGTAAAAGAAATTTCTCCGCCTTCATAATCGTCATTTAAATACATAACAAAAGAAACTTTAAGTCTTTGGTCTCCTTCTTGTTGATCAAAGTGTGCACCCATAAATGTTCCTGGCTGATACTTTTTAATTGGATACTGTGGAAATAGTTTTGGTTCATCTGTAATTCCTTGGGCTTTTGCATAGTCTCTTGCTACATCGTCAAATGCTTTTTGTAAGGTATTATAGATATACTTATTTTTTTCATCAGCATCTGAAGTTAGAGCAATGGTTTTATCTGTTCCATAAACATACGCTTCTCCACTACATGCCATCCATTCACCCCAAGGATCTTTGTTGTCATTTTCAATTGCATCAACAAGTTTCTTTGGGTCTTCAATTACGTTTGTGTAATAGTAGACCTTTTCTTCAAGTATTTCTCTTTCCATAGTATTTCTCCTTAGTACTTATTATTTTCATAAAAACCAATTGTCTTCATAAATCCTACAGTCACATAACGAATAGGACCTTCTCCAACATGTCTTACTCCATGCTCATATTCTTCGTTACCTGGGAAAATAAGCAAGGTTCCTGGCTTTGGCCTCAAATCTGAATTCTCTTTGTTATAAAAAAACAAAGTTCCATCTTTGTAGTCATCATTAATATATAGTATAGCAGCATATTTAATTGATGGATCGGTATTCTGGTCCGTATGTGCTTTTAGTTCAACGCCCTCTTGCATTCTTTGAAGAGTTCCAAACCCAGCGAGTTCTAAGGATGGGTCTGCTTTTTCAAGTAACTCTCCAAGCCTTCTTTGAAGAACTGTGCTTATAGGCCTCTTGGTAATATCTAGATTTTTATCTTCCCATCCAAGAGTTTTTTCAAATTTACCTTCTGAAATTAAATTTTCAACATCGTCCCTTCCAAATTTTTCCATGCAAAACCTGGCAAGATTTTTAGTATACTCTATTGACCAGTCTGCGTTGTCAGTTGTATTAATTATGTTCCATAAAATTTCTAACTCTCCGTCTTTTAAAAAATCATAAATAAACAAAACCTGGTCATGAAAAACCTCAGTGTTATATCCAGCATCATCGAACTCTTTTTTTAAAAAAACATTCATTTTAAATCATCTGCTTTATATTTATTTCCATTAGCATCAAGTTTCCAACCCTGTTTTAAGAGTTCTTGCCACTCGGCTCTTTCAATTTCTTGGTTTGCTCTAGTTTCTTTCATTTCTGCAGCCCAAGCATCTCTTACTTCTTGTGGGTATGCATCTTCTTCTCGATCATCCCAAAAAGAACCTATGGTGTATCTAACTCCCTTAGTTATAAGAGTTACTTCGTGCATGTTGTTAAATCCCCCGTCAAATGCAGCAAGCATTCCAACTTTGGGCTGTATGCTTATGTCTTGATCTGGGAACTGCAACATTCCTCCTTCAAAATTATCATTTAGATATAAGAATGCAGCATATCTACTCCTTGTAAAGGCACCAGAGTGTCCGTGCTCATCGGTATTGTCGGAATGTTTTCTTGCGTATGCTCCTGGCTCCCACTTTTGAGTATGATATCCAATTTGAGAAATTATCTTTGGATCAAGGTCATGAACACTTGCTACTGCTTCAATTATCCCCTGCTTCATGTCTGAAAAAATAGTAGTAGGAAGACCTTCTGCAATAACATGCTCATCATCATCTTGTGGTAATACAGAAGAATAGGATTCGTAGAATGATATTGGCATCCATGTGATTGTTCCAACCTCGACATGTTTATCTAAAACTTTTACAAGTTTTTCAGCAGTATCTGCATCAATGAAGTTTTCATAAACAACTATATCTTTAGTTATTCTGTTTTTGTTTTCTAGATTCATGATATTCTTTTCTCCCTTTCAGCACTATGTTTATTTGGATGAGCATTTCTAAACTCTTCCATAATCTTTTCTTGCATTTTGTTCCAGACTTCTTTTCCAAACTTTTCTTCTTGTTCAAACCATGCGGATTCTCCTGGTTCGTATTTCATCCAATACATTCTGGAGATATACTTCTTAAAACCTTGCGCTGGCATAACTCCGTGTAGGTATATCTTTCCCTCTTTAGTTAAAATTTGTGGATGCCCTGAAGGAAATACCAAAACATCTCCAGCCTGTGGTTTATACATGTAGGCTTCTCCATCAACAATAAAATCAATTTCACCGCCAGAATAATTATCATTAAAGTATGTCAGGGCCGTTATGACATATTTATGCCCTGGACTAGTGATTGGCTCACGGATATAGTCAGAATGATACGTCATTGCAACTGGATCTGTGATGTCTGTTCTGTATCTTGCTATTGATGGACCATTAATCACCCATTCTTTTATGTCTTGGCCCTCGTGTGTTTTTACAATTTTTTGATCATCTATCTCAATATCAAACCTATTTGCGTAGTCTTTTGTTGCTATATAGAAATTTTCATAAAGTTCCAATATTGCATCTTTTTGTTCTTCTTGTTTTAAATTTGTTGTTTTTATTTCTTTTATCATACTTATAAGTAATTGACAGGGATCACTTTTAAATAGCGGATTGATGTACTCTCCAAAATGAGACCACTTTGTCCATGGCGAAAACAAACCATCTTCGCTTTCTTCTTCAAGTAATTTTGTAGTTTTTGTAATATCTTTAAATAAATTCTTATACACAACTATTTTAGGATACAACTCAACAGAATCTAAACTCTTTGAAGACATTGCTATCATGGCTTTCGGTCTCCTGTGTGCTCTGTAATTTCCCAAAAGAAAGGACAGGTAAATCTTAAACCACTTTTAATTTCTGTTACCCCGTGGATATAGTTCTTGTCACCTGGGAAAAAGTATGCAGCGCCTTTTTTAGGTTTAAACTGCACTTCTTGCAGTGGAAAGTATAGTTCTCCACCTTCGTAGTCATCGTTTAAATAAAACAAACTTGAAAGATCATAGTTTGGAAAATCATTTGGTAAGCCAGCATCTGGGCCTTCGTGTAACTCTTTGTCTGCATGCGGTTTTTGAAATTGTCCTGGAAGCCATTTTACAATTGTTGTTCCAGTAGGGATAACCTTTACTTTATAAAAATCTTCTACTATAGGCTTTAACCTTTCAAAAAGTCCTGCGATTACTGGAGCAATTGATGGATCATTTTTGTTAAGTGTTGGACTGGTTGCAACTCTGTCTTTCCAGTATTCTGAATCATAAACAACAGTTCCATTTTCATTTACATGGCTTTCTGTTACATCCCAAATAGTTAAAGACTTTGCAGCCTTTTCTAAAAACTCAACCTCTTCTTGTGTCATAAAGTTTTCTAACTCTACGATCATATCTTTACTATCGCCAAACCAGCCAGACGGGGTTATCGATGGCTTTCTAACTACAACAGTGGCTTTTTCTTTGTCCATAATAAGATTATATCATAGGGTTTATCCTACAATGTCCTTTCTATTTCTAGTTGTTTTAAAAACCTGTCTGCATTAAATCTCCAGTTGTCTTTTGCAAATGAGGTAACAATTTTAATACACATATCTTCGTAGTCTTCTTTGCTTAACTTATGTTTAACAGAGTGCAAGGCTTCAACCGTATCAATATAATTTTGCCTAACAAACGAAGGATCTCCAGCATGATTTCTTTTTAAAACTTTTGTAGTGACTATTCCTGATGGCTGATATAGGGAAACTGTAAGATAATCTTTTGCAAACCCAGCATCTTCATACATTGAGTAACCTTTAAATGCCTCGTCTACGTTGTCAAATGATATTATAGACCGTACTGGAGACTCCCCATCTCTAGCAACTGTTATCATGTAATGGCCAACCTTTCCTTCTTTGGCATTTTTTATATATTCGCTTACTATATCTTCATGTGTTGGATTTAGTTCACTCATAACTCACCAGAACTATCTTTTACAATGAGTTTTAAAGTTTTTGTTTCATGAGAGCCCAGAGATTCTTGTTTTTCATTTACAGCGTTTCTATACCAGTCTGTCCATTCTCCCGAAGAATTAAGAACTTGTGCAGCCTCTCCATAAGACCTGTTTGCTTGCTCTCTTTTTTTGTCATTATCTTGATACTTTATAATATTAATTTCAGTATTGTTTAAGCCTGTTAAGGATATTGGTATTATTGTTGCTACTGGAGTTCCAGCCTTAATTGTTACCCTTTTATTTGCAAACCTTGCTTTAATTGCTAACGGCAAGGGGTTGTCATAAAAAGAAGTACTTATTAAGGATGACATCGTTTCAAACTCATCATTAAAATAATTTACTGGATTTATAGTGAGGATGCTGAGTTCTTCTATAGTTCTAAATATTAACCCTGTGTCTAGGCTTACTGATGACTGACCTCTTC